GCTCACAACCTGATCCAATGCCTCCATCTTTGCGTGAAGTCTTTCCCGAGCCTCAGGCTTTCGTTCACGCTGCCACGCTTCAAAAATTTCAAACTTCACCCGACTGCACATTTCTGCAAAGTCAGGGTCATCGAACATTCGCTGGATGTTCTCAAGATACTGGTGCTCCGTTTTGGCCATTGCTCACGCTCGTTAGTTGTCTTATTGCTTCCCGGTCCCGCTCAGAACCGGCTCTGATTGCTGCTGTATCAACCTGGGCACCAAAACGCGCTGCTATCTCTGCTGCCCGCAAGGCAATATCAGCCTCGTCTTTATCCCGGCGCCGATCGTCTTCGCGGATCATTTTCTCGCGCTCTAGTTCAAGCTCGGCTTGCTTCTTCTGAATATCAGCCTGGATGCTTTGCATCTGCACCTGAATCAAAGCCGCGTTAGGATCAGGCGGTGGTTCTTGCTGTTGCTGCTGTGGCTGATACTGAGATGGATCAGTGAAGAATCGATTCACATCTTTGAAGCCAGCAAGCTCTAACATCTGCACCATCGTTGCGTAATAGTTCTGCGCATTAACGATTGGGTTATCTGGGCCCAGTTGCTGCAACAACTGCTCCTGCTTCTGTGCAATTTGCTGCAACATCATCAGCCGCTCAGTGTCGCCGCCTTTGCCCAAGCTGACGTTGACGACTACGTCCATGTTCGCGTTCCAGGCATCGGGCGACATCGGCACAAACTCGTTGCGCAGCCGAATCATTCTTGGCCGCTCTTGGTGAGTGACGATTAATTTAAGAATGCCTTTGAAGAGTCGCGACATGCCGTTCTCTGCAAACAAACGAGCGATCATTTCTGTGCGCTGCTGCGCAGCTTGGATCGTTTGATTGACCGCCATGAGCGTGCTGCTTTGCAGGGCTTCAGGTGCTAGGCCGTCAGCGGCCTTACTGATCCCGGTTCGGTTCTCGCGCATCTCGTCGAGGTAAGCCATCATGCCAAACGCGTCACGGCCAACGTATGGCAGTGTGAAAGGCACAACCGCGCCGGGCTGACGCATGCGAATGATGCCGCCGGCTTCGACGTTCATCACGTCTTCTAAGCTAGCCTGGCCTTCAACAACACCAACCCGCGGGTGCGTGCTCATGGCAAGGCTATCGAGTGACGCTCGGAGTACAGCCGACTTAATGCGCTGTATGTCCATTGTCAGGTCGGCAATGCTCAAACCAAAGAAAGCGTGCGGCTCTGGGTCCGGGCAGAACATTGCAAAGGGAATGTCGTCACAAGGATCGTTTCGCTGCACCTCGTAGGTTGGTCCAGCACAACAAATCTTGCGCAGCTCACCGATGCCATCTCCATCCATATCGATGCGCATGTAGGCTTCAACATACAAAACGCGCTTGCGAGTAGGGTCCGAATAATCTCGCGTCTCTTGGCTGCGCTGACGCTCCCGAGCCTCGACATTGAAAAGATCAAAGTCTTCTTCCTCAGTCGCGTAATCGACTATATCGTCGTAGTCGTAACCCATTTCGACGAGCTCGCTTACAGTAGCGTAGCGGCGGTGGGCGACGAGATCCGCATCAGCAAAGGAGCGAGCGTGGCGACTGACAAGAATCTCTTCTGGCGGCACCGCCGCTACTTTCACTTTACCGTTAGCACGTCGGTGCGTAACGTTGACAGAGAAAAGCTGGACTTGTTGGCCATCGGGCGAATCGAACGTGTCGGTGCTCGCGGTTTCTAGTGATGTGACATCGACGTTAGGATCGCTGTTAAGTGCAGCAAGCGCTTGCTCGTCGAGTCCTGTTAATTTGTATGATTGAACCTCTTCGCTCTCATCCCAGTAATACTTTAAGAAGCCACTGCCCTTGACGAGTGCGTCCTTAAATACCGCATACAAAATCTCGATATACGATTGGTCTTGATCTTGTTGCAGGATGTAGTTTGCGTAGTCAGTCGCCTGGCTCGCGAGAGCCAAATCTTCTGGACCTTGGGGCGCATACTCAACGACGTGATCGGACGCGGTGAAGATGCGCACAAGCGAAGGCAGCATGGCCTGTACGGTATCCCGCACGTCCATCGTCATTGCAGTTGATCGACCGTCCTGCTCATTGCCAAAAGGCTCGCCGTTATAGTATTCGGCTGCCTCTGCTCTGCCAGGGCTTATGGTGTTGTCGATAAAATCAACGGCGTCTTCGATCGACTCAGTAACGATTGACTGAATCTCTTCCTCGCTGATTACTTCTTCACTGACAAATTCTTCAGTGGTTTCTTGCCCGTAGGAATATGTCTCACTCATGTTATATAATTCCTTGTATGAGCAAGATCACTCCAGCCCAGTATTTTGATCCTGAAACCGATTTAGGTAGGCGGCGCATTGCTGACATCCCGAAAAAGTTTGCACGCATCAGAGCAGTCCTTGAGAGCGAGCCGGCTGACGTTCAGTGGCTTGTGGAAGAGCTTGCCCGCCAAGAAGAACGCCTAAAGCAAAAGCAGGGACTAATCCCTTATCCACAAGTTTCCGAACCCCTGCAATTCCCTCTTGCGCCAGAGCAGCCCGAACACGAGTAACGATCGTGCTGCGTTCGCCAGCAGACGGGAAATCTTTAACCAGCTCAGCATCTAGCTGTTCTAGCCTGGGAGAAATTTTCTTAGCGCCTGCATCTAACAGTCCCCGCATCTCTGGGCCAACTTCCTCAAGTGGCCCTAAGTATCTGCTAGGGGTATAGGTCCAATCTGTTGTGTCACCAACTAAATTTCCGGTGTTTAAACCCCATTCAGTGCTAGCAGGATCTAGCGTGTCTTTGACAACCTTGGAAAGTCTTTTCTGCCATTGTGGTGTTTTCTTGGGGGCTGTATCCCCAACTAATTTTCCGAGCTCATCTGGGCCCAGGGTAATAATCGAGACTCCGTTTCTAGAATGCAGTGGTATCAACAACCCAGCACCAAACTCATCGTTGATGGCTTTTTCAAGTTTTACAATTTGTTCTGGGGTAATGGTTTGACCGAGATTTACTTCGAGCGCATTTCTGGTTGCTGCGTTAGGTGCTTTTGTTATTGCGGTATATCCGACAGTATCTTGAGCCCTTAACAAGCCCTGCATTGCCGCTGACGCTTCAACAACTTTTCTGCTTGCAGGGTCAATGACTTTTGCCTCAACGCCTTGACCAGTCACGGGGTCCACAACTTCATCAGAGGCTTTACCTACAGAAACAGGGATGCCTAATCCTGGGTTGCTTGCCCCTTCGTAAACACCAGGAGCTGAGTAAACTGGGGATGACATAGCTCCTGACTGAGCTGTCATAAAATCCAATCCGCCGGGCGTCTGCATTAATTCATCTTGCAGCACGCTATATTCTTCTAATGCTTGGCGGTTTTGAGGATCAAGCAATCCTTTTAAATGCCCAAGACTTGCAGACGGGGCTGCCTCCGTCCTTATCATCGCTTGTGGCGTAAAGTCCTGAAACATTTTCCCGGCTTCAGCAATTGTTGTGCCCTCTTCTTCAGCTTTCTGCGCTATCCAAATTGCAGCCTGAATACGATCAGCATTCCAATCATCGACCCCACCAATTTTGTTTTCTTTCGCCCAAGCGACTAACTTAGCTGTCTCTTCATCCATGAATCGATGTTGAGCATCACTGAGCCCGCCAGAAAAATTCGACCCGTCTGCGTTTGTATAACCGAAAGCCCTTGCCTGGCGAATATCGTTTGTTTGCCGAGCCCTTCCAACTTCTTGATTAAGCGCTTCGTAAAATGGTTCTCTTTTTGGACCAAGCGGCGGAGAAACACCTTCGAAGATTTTGTCGATTGATGGTCCCATAGAGCTAGGGAATCGACCCGTGTTAATTGGGTCTCCAACGATTGCTTGGTTGTAGCCCTTCATCGCCATAGTAGCGTTAGCTGGGACGCTCGTTCCTTGGCTAGTAATTGCCGCAGTTGCTGCGTATTGATCTTGCCTGCCGGGCCTGCTCGCAGTTTGTTGCTGCATAAAGTCATTGGTATCTTCGTACCAAGTTCTATATGGCGCGCCTTTTTCTGCGTAATCGCGAAGCCGCCTTTGCATGGCGGCTAATCGTTGTTTTGAATTTATTTCTGCTGGAGCTCCGCGATACTTACCAGTCGTGCTGAACGTTCGCTGTGTGCCCTCTGCGAGAGCCTCTGGGGCGCTATCCCCTTCGAACTGCAAACGAGGTACATCATCAGGGACCAAGCCCTTCGATTGACGAACTGCTTGCGCAGTTTTTGAAAGCGCTTTAATTGGTAAACCAACAGCAGCAAGTGGCCCGGCGGCGGTCAGCCCATCACCAAGCAGACCTAAGCCCTGCAACCCTACGTCAACAAAATTACCCTGCTCAAAATTTTGAGACATGCTTGGCATGGGTTGCGCGGTTTGCATGTAATTAGGCAATTGCTCCATAGTTATATTGCTAGGGGGCATTGGCGCCATTTGACCGGCAGCATCAACAGTAGCAGCGCTGGGCAGCATTTGACCGCTGAAGTAAGCAGCTTGAGCTGGGGTTGGAGTCACCGCGGAAGTAACATCCTGGCCCTGCTGGATTTGCATCTGTTTCCTGCGGAGCTCTTCTTCTGCTTGCTGCTTTAAAAAATCAAGTAAAGCCATTTACTTCTTTGGCTTCTTTGCAGGCTTGCTTTTTTTCTGGGGCGTCATCAATGCTTCGATGGTTGCCGCAGCATCTCGATGACCCTGGGGGCCGTTCTTATAAGGCTTCATTTGCACCACGCATTTTTTTGGGGTCATTTATTGTCCCCCGCAAAAACTTGATGCATAACCCCCTATACCATGGCGAGGTTTCTTCTGATTGGCTTGTTCCAATTGCTGGCCATCCCGCCGCCATGAATCACCGTGGCTGCCTCGACAGCGAACGTTAAGCAAACCGCATCCGCCCTGTCGGGACTCGCTAGCCCGCGCTTGCTCATCTCAGCCTTGCTTTCAATTTGCAGCTTGCCGCTGGATGTGAATTTGTATTTGATGGCGACCAGCTCAGCAAGCAAATGATCATCGACCGGCATACTTACGTCCCTAGCTTCTAGCCAAGCCTTCAGCTTGTACCAAAGCTCCGCTCTCAGGTTTAGATAAGTACCCCTTAGTGACGGGCTCTCGGCGGTATTGACGCCCACAGCAGGCAATTGCAGCTCTCTCAATCGATCACACACACCACCACCCACTCCGATCGAATCCACGCAAATCATGCTGGGTTGTTGCCTGGGCAAACAGCCTTCGTACTCGGCAACGACAGCCCCGGTCAATTGCATCAGATCCAGACCGCGCCAGGTTTCCATTGCTAGAATCTTTCGGCCTTGGCGCTTACATAACACGCTAGCCGCACTACCAAACCGAGCAACGTCCAACCCCCAAATGATCGGCTCATCCTCCGTCACTTCAACATCACGCCGCTGGGCGCTTTCAACGAGTTCTAGTGGGATGACGGTATCGTCATCTCTTGCGGGAAAATCGCCCAACACACGTACCCGATAGGCGTTGCTTTCTTCGCCGTACCTGACTTTCATCTCGCTGACGTATTCATCAGAGACGAGTCCCGAATCAACGCAGCTCACCTTCCGGGTCCACCATTCGCCTGCCTGGCGATGATGCGTGTCGAAAAAGAATCCGCTCGACCGGGTTGGGTTGCCCAGCAATATCGTGCTGGCGTTATGCCCGGACATAGAGCCCGCGGCAGCCTCAAACACTTGCTCAGGAATACCTGACGCCTCGTCGCAAATCAGTAATACGTTATCGGAATGCACGCCCTGGAGCGCCTCTGGCGTTTCTGCGCGGCTCGTTCGACAACTGATGAATGCCTCAGATGGCGCCGCTTTGTGGCTTACGCGATCCGATTTAACGTCCAGGATGTCTTTTAGGGCGAGCGGTAGCTCGTTGATCCAGCGCTTCACTTCAGCGAACAGCGCATCGAACAACTGCGCCGATGTGGGGGCAGTAACGACGATTTTGACGGGGTATCGAGTAATCAGGAACCAGAGCATCAACCAGCTCGCTGCGGTCGATTTGCCTACGCCATGGCCCGATCGGATGGATAGCTTCCGCTCGCCGTCGCAGACGGCCTGCATCAGCTCGGCCTGCCAGGCTTGCGGTTTAACTTTTAAAACGTGCTCCACGAACGCCACCGGATCATTCCGGTAGCGCAGTAGAAATTCTTTATAGGGGTTTTCCTCTGCCATCGAGTGCTCGCTTCACTGCCATGTGAGATGTTGGCAGATCATAGAGCGACTGAACTTGATGCGCTATCGCGCGCAGGCTTTTACCTTGGTGCTTCATAGCCACCATAGTCGCGACAGCCCGAGCGCGGACCGGCAGTTGCTCAAGGCGGGCTTCGCGACCCTCGCCGATGACGCAGTAGCCCCAAGGGGCCGATCCGCCGATATGGCCGCCGCGTTCTTTTTTGGCCTTGCGGCCAATGTTGCACTTCTCTAGCATTTCTTCGCGGTAGATGTCAGCAACCACGCTCATCACTCGGCTGGCGCCTCGCTGGCAAGCGTTGGTCTTATTCATATCACCTAGCTGAACAGTCGTGACCTGTACGTCGAGTTTAGTGAGCTGATGCAGTGCTCGCTCGCCGTGGAAATGATCGCGGCTGAATCGGCTCGGATCGTAGCAAACGATCTGGTCGCCCGGCTCCAGTTGCACACCATGCATACTAGGACGATCGAAGAAGTAAGTTGTGCCGCTCACGCCGGCATCTTCTAACCACTCATCGACCTCGTATTTGCCGGCAATGATTTCTGCTTGCGTACCAAGGCTAGTGCCATCGGCCTGCTCTTCTGTCGAGACTCTGGTGTATCCGTAGATCATGCTGCCGCCCCTTTGCTGGTAATCTTCATTCGCTGCGAGTCATCGCCATTCCATTCAACGTTGAAATCGCATTTCTCAAAGTAGGATTTGATGCTGTTGCCGTGGCCGCTCCAGGCTATGAATACCTCATCAGATGGCAGATCAACAGCGTCTTGATCGTGGTAAAAAACAATATTGTCGAAGGCTTCGCCGCATTCAAGCTCATTTGTTGCAACTTCAGCCCAGCCACACGATTGGCAGCATGGAGGCTGAGAAAGGGCCAAGTTGTTCTGCCCGCTCTCAAAACCGTAATCAGCAAAAAACTCAAGTGCGCGATTGATGTGTTGCTCAAAGGTTTGGTGAATCATGCTCGCTCCTTAGCCGCTTACGCGGCTTCAATAGTTTGAATGTCGTTAGGAACCCACACTTGCGCGAAGGGCCGGAAAGACCCATTCATCTGGTGGCGCAGCGGTCGATTAACCCACTCGATATAGCAAAGCGAATGGTTGGGCAGCGCCTCGAACGAGTGCCCCTCCGTAACGTGCGTGATAAGTGCCGCTTCATCACCAGCAACAACAAAGTGTGACTCGGGCTGGCTGACCAAAATTGACTTGCCTGCTTCTAAATTCATCGTCTCGCTCCTCCTGGCCGCTTACGCGGCCACCTCTATTGCTAGTGACTTAATATAAAACCTGGGGTCGGTGGTGTCGGGCTTTTTAGCGCATTGAACATAAGGGCTAATACCTTCATAACCGTTGCCGTTTGCACGACAATTATAAAAATGTGCATCTGTTCTTAAAGCGCCGCCTTTCTTGACAATGTGCTCATTGCCATCACTGTCGATTGCTACAATTTGAAAGCCATTTTTTACTGGTCTAGCTTCAACTTTAACAATTGATTCGATTACTTTGATTAATTCAGCTTCGTTCATTGTACTGCTCCTTTATGGGTTTTTTCGTGTAACTCTGTAACACTGTTAATATTAATGATTTTGTAACACTTGTCAACCTTTTGGTTACAAATAATGCGTTATGCATCAAAAAAAATTTTGGTAGGATCGATTTTTTTAGGAGATAAAAGATGAAAAAACACGGTGGATACAAACTCAAAACCAAAAACAAAAATTCAAAAAATCGGAACGCTGCTATGGTTGGCGGTATTAGGGTTACTCGTAGTAAACCAGTGTACCCACCTCGATAATGCCGAGCCCGAGAAAAGGCAAAGCCAAAGTCAAAGTGACGAGCTCTGGCAAGAAGGTGAGCTATGGCCAAGCAGGGCGCGCTAGCGATGGCGGACCGCGGGTGCGGGCCGGCACCAAGAAAGGCGACGCCTATTGCGCGCGGAGCGCTGGTCAGATGAAACGATCGCCAAAAGCCGCAAAGAACCCTAACTCACCACTGCGGCTGAGCCGTAGGCGGTGGAAGTGCAGCGGCACTAAATCAAGGAGAGCCTGATGGCTGGTCTGTACAAGAATATTCACGCAAAGCGAAAGCGCATTGCGAAAGGATCAAACGAATCGATGCGTAAGCCTGGCACACCCGGCGCCCCAACTGCGAGGGCGTTCCGACAGGCAAAGAAAACCGCTAAGAAGAAGTAGGCCGCCCCTCAACCCCTTACTGCGGCCTTCCGGGCCCGGCGCCAGCCGGGCCTTTTTTTGCCTAAAATTTCAAAAAAAAATTTGGTGCATGCGGGTCTAACCCCTATCCCCCACCCCAGCCAGGCTCGAAGGGGGGGGTTCCGCAGCTCCGAAAAAGCCTGGCGCCGTGGCTGCGCTTCCCTGGAATCTCGCGCACCATCCCTGACCACCTAGCAAACGTAAGTCATTGATTTATATAGCATTAGGTATTGCTTGTAACACTCGTACACGGCTGTTACGCATCCTAGACTAATATTAGCGTGCATTTGCGCCTGATTTTGCTTGGTTTTGCGTCCCGCGCGCGCCAGACCGGCCGCCCGCAGTGCGTCTCTGCGCGTGTCTACTGCTCGCTGACAATATCTCGAAGTGCTTTTAAGTGTTGATCATGGATGTTGATCTGTACCAGCGGATCCTTGCGTGCGGCCCAGTTATCTGGATTTGCTTGCGCTGCCAACCACTTGCGCGTATCGATTCTTACCTTAGCCACCTGTGCATCACTGGCATCAGCTATGTTATCTGCAATCGATAAGGTTTCTTCGGCTAAGTAGTTCGCCCACTCTTTGCGAGCTGCATAGTAACGATCCTCCCTGCCCTCTACCGATCTCATCCACTTGTAGAACAATCGTTTGCCGATACCTAACTCTTTGACCAGGCCGGTCATCGTTTGGCCAGCAGCCAATCGATCGAACAGGTTGTTCTCACCGATGTCATTCAGCTTTTTCATGTTCATCTGGTCAATGGGTCTACCCGCCATATTCGCTCACTCCTAAGTCGCGCAAGACCTCTCGGACATCGTTCAGATAATCGAAGTCTTCGAAGTCGTCTGTAAAGTTTATTCGGTGTATTTTGTGTGAACTATTTTGTTCCATGTGAAACGTCTTTTTTACCGATCTATCCGCCGGTTTCGCACCCCTTTGCCCTGACTTGGCCGAGGTCACGATCGTGCCTCAGAGAGCTTCTACGGGCGTCTGAACGGCATATCGTTCATGCACCCGTCGTATCGACTCGATAGCCGATCCATTCTTGATGAGGTCGCTCGTATATCGAAGTACGACATACCCATGCTCCACAGCCAGGTTGTACTTCACACAATCGTTCCTGAAGCCGATTCCGCTGGTATGCCGACCACCGCTCCAAGTTCCGCCCTCGCACTCCACGATCAAGCAGCTCTGCGGCAGAACGAAATCAAACCTGAACCGACGACCCGGTATCAACATCTGCTCGCGCTCATAAATGATCCCGGCATCATCGAGCTGTCGCGACATCGATTCTTCTAACTTACTAGCCGCCACGCCGACCCCCGAACGCAAACCGCTGCGCGTCTGCTGTCGCGACTTTAGGTTTTTCAACTTCCTCTGGCGCTTCATCGGGCTCGCCATCGTCCAGCTCGATCACGTACTCCTCATTGTCGAGCGAGACCCGAATTGTCATGCCGGGTTCGAAGTCATCGAGTTGTAGATGCAAAGTAGCCATCAGCAAATATTGCGACAGCAAAACTTGATGCGCTACTTCCTGCAACAGCATCAATGCGGCGGCTGTTCAGCCGCGCAGAATATATGTAGATAAATCTGGCGCGACAGTGCGCCAGTTATATATCTATATATAAGAGCAACTGTCGCACTGTCGCAGATTGTCTAAGTCATTGATTTCGTTATATTTAATCGTTAGCAAATGAACTGTCGCAGAAAACAAACTGTCGCAACTGTCGCAAACTCCCCGCAAAGCCCCGGTTTTATTGACTGCGACAGTTATTTTGGCCAACTGTCGCACAACTGTCGCAACTGTCGCAGTGGGTTTTATAGGTCGCGTGTTTGGTGCTCATAAATCGTCCGAATCCACCACTCAAATTCTCCCACGTCGAGGGTGTGGCGCATCACATTGACCTGATAACAGACCAATTGAACGTTGCCTGGGATGTAATGTTCTGAGTTATTGATGCGATCGATGCTCGCATTGAGGGGCATTTTCTTGCCGTGAGCGCCGCGATGGTGTGTCAGGTTAAGCCCGCTCACAGCGCACTTTCCCTGCTGCCTGTTCCAAATCTCAACGAGATCCTGGCTGGTGAGGGTCCATTCGTACCCCTGCTTTACCCGATGACTGCGGAGTTGTTGCTCGGCGCGCTTGAGGTATTTTTTATAGTCGTTGTTGCCGGTCTTTTGCCGGCTGATCCTCAGACAATCCTTGCATCGTCGCTTAACGCCCTGCTCGCTGGGGTAAAAATCGCTTTTTTGTTTCTCTGTCTCGCAAATCCGACAGATCAGATAGGTACTTGCCATGTAACAGCGTCTCCGACTTCAATATACTTGCGCATATGTCTGCTATTGTCGGCCCGCTCAACGACCTTGAGCTCGCGGTTCTGAATCCACACCGCAAGCAATTGTTTTATTTTACTCTTATTCTCAGCAAGGCCCGAATCGAGCCCGAGCACGTCGGCTATCGCGATTCCCGCCCAATTTTTTGAGCGCACGTCCTCCCGCCATTCGCCGTTCCTAATCTCCGCCTGCACAGCATGCAAGTCCGCCACGGTGATCTCATCGAATGGATCAGGCCATTGCCAGCTCTCCGGGACGCCCACGTTGTCGCCATTGTCGAGCTGCACGCTGATCATCTGCCGCCAAGAGCTGTCGCGACTAGGCGGTGCCAGGTTGTCTTTGCTGTCGCCCTCTCTGCTGTACCGCCATCGCTCTGATTCATCGAGGCCCGCGTTGCGCGCTTCTTCATAGGTCATGCTCATCAATCGTCTGACGTGCCTAGCGGCGTCCGTCAGCGAGGATGCGCCCCTGGCGTCACCATATGAAGCTGACTGACCGTTCTGCGCTTTCCTGACGTGGTGTACTAACTCGACGGCGCAGTTGCCCTGCTCTGCGATACGGCCCCAAGTTTTTACCACCAGGTCCATAGCCCCGTTGTCGTTTTCGTTCAGCTTGTGACTACTAACAAACGGATCGACGATGATGACATCGATTTTATGCTGCTTGATGTAATCGAGGATGATGTCCGCGGCTGGCAAAATTACGGGCTCTCCGCCGCGGTTCTCCGCGAGTACAACGCTGCTGTCGCGACCTGAATTAACGAAGAGGTTCCCGGCGTACTGTTCTGGCTTAACGCGGTGATGCACTGCAATGCCGGCCAGGCGTCTTTTTAGCTCATCTAAAGGGTCTTCCAAATTCCAGACCCATACCCTTCTCTTGGGAGTTTCTATCCCCAAAAGTGGTATTCCGGACGCCATAGCCATCGCTTCCGTCAATGTTAGAGCGGTCTTGCCCGTACCGCCGGCAGCCACTGTGACGCTCAAAAATTTGCGTATATAGTGCCGGCCATAAACCCACTCTCGCGGTGGCAGCGCTGCAATGTTGCCGATGTCCAAAGGCATTGGTGCCAGCGCGTCAGTGATCTCAGCGATCTCTTGCGCTGTCGCAACTTCTTGCGGTTGGTCCCATCCTTTATCTCTGGCGCCTTTTATAGCCACCTTAAACTCGGCAAAGGTTTGCTCATGTGTGTAACCGGGCTGTGTCCAGCCCGTTGCGGTCTGCAAAATATCCTCGTCCGTCAAACCTCGCTGCACTTGCGCACCAACGTACCTGATCATCTCATCGTGCCAACCGCCTTGGTTTGCATCGATGAGCGGCTTGGGCTTGTTCTCAACGTTAATCTTTTCAAGATCCATCGCTGACAGCATCGGCAGCTCTCGCCAATCACCATCCACGCCCTGGTCGATCGTCTCCTCATAGATGGCGCCAGTCGAATGAATACTACCGGCAGCGATGACAATGCCGCCCCTCCCCCGAACATCTATCTTGCTGTCAGGGTCGGTCGAGTTGTTAATCTCTAAATCAGGA